CAGAATGCTTTTGCTAACAAGATGGTAATGGAAAGAGAAGTTCTAGCTGATAAAGGTTTATGGACAGCTAAGAAAAGATATGTTCTTTCAGTATATAATTCAGAAGGTGTATCTTATAAAAAACCTAAGATGAAGATTATGGGTTTAGAGATGATTAAATCATCTACTCCCCATTCTGTTCGTGAGTTGTTGAAAGAAGCTATACCAACGATTCTTCATGGTGGTCAAAATGATTTGTATAAATTTATTGAGGATGCTAGAACACAATTTAACTCTCTTCCTGTTGAAGAGATTGCTTTTCCTAGATCGGTAAATGGTTTGAAAAACTATCGTGACAGCATGAGCATATATCGCAAAGCAACTCCTATTCATGTAAGAGGTGCCTTGCTCTACAATCATTACTTGAAGGAAAAGAACATTACTCTCAGATATAATGATATTAAAGAGGGTGAAAAAATCAAGTTTGTATATCTTAAAAAACCTAATGTCATCAGGGAGAATGTCATATCCTTCCTAGATGTCGTGCCTAAAGAGTTTGGTATTCATGAATATGTGGACTATGACCTGATGTTTGAGAAGGTATTTTTAGACCCCATTGAGATTATGATACAGAGTCTAGGCTGGAAAGTAAGTCAAACAGCGAGTCTTGAGGACTTCTTCTAGACCTTTACTTTTAAGTTTTTTTAGGGTAGAATGATAATAATGAAAAAATTAATTGCTATATCGATGATGCTCGGAGTGACTATGTGTGCTCCACCAGCTTATTCTGCACCGATGACTAAGGTATATGGTCCAAACTGTACGACTGAAACTACTTCTATTGTACAGAATGGAGTTATTGTATCGGAGATCGTCACAACTAAATGTAAAGAAGAAACTCAACAGGGTCGTCAAAAGTTTGACCCAGAGAATAATCCTTCTGACGCATTACTAAATGAAGCAGCAAAGCTGGGTATGTACACCATCTTTATTAAATTAATTACTGAAATGAACTAGAGGATATATTATGAAAATAATTATTGGGATTGCTATTGGGATTGGTATTACTTACTTCTATCCTGAAATGGCAAATAATATAATTGAAATCGTGAAGGAGGTTAGTGATGTCATCATTTCAAAAGTATAAAATCATACCAGTTCTTGGTATGTTAGTATTTCTTGCAGCATGCTCGACTACTAAAATTGCAACTGAAGCGAATCGTGATGGGGTACTTAATAAAGTTCCTACATGGTATCTTGAAGCTGAAGTTGAAAAAGGACTAATTAGAAACAGGGATGCCGAAGACTTTATTTATGGTGTCGGTTCTTCAGTTTCTTATGACTTACAGTTCGCTCTTGATAAAGCTACTACTATTGCGAAGTCTGATTTGGCTGACCAAGTAAATGGTAGAATCACTCAAAATGAAAGTATATATAAAGAGGAAGGATCTGGAGAAGGTGAAGACTTAATGGTTGAAAGATCTACAAGTCAAACAAATAATATCATTACTCCTACTTCACTTCCTGGATATGAAGAGTGGAACAAAGATGTATTCATTACTGCCGATGGTTTGTATCGAGTATATGTTGGTCTAAAGTGGTCTGAGAAAAACAATCGTTTAGCACCGAAAGTTGAATTGAAAACTATCAACCCAACTGAAGCTGTTCCATCTATTTAAACTAAAGGAGATTAATTTATGGTCGGATATTTAAATGACCTTATAGATAATCTCGGCAACGAGTACGCAGGTGTTGCGGAAAATGCACTAGACTCTGATGTTAATTTTGTAGACACAGGGTCTTATGCATTTAATGCGTTGTTGAGTGGATCTATTTATGGAGGACTGCCAGGGAACAAGGTCACTGCCCTTGCTGGAGAAAGTTCTACAGGTAAAACTTTTTTCGCTCTAGGAGTTGCTAAAAACTTCCTGGATATGGATAAAGAAGCAGGTGTAATATATTTTGAAACAGAGGGTGCACTTACTAAGCAGATCCTTGAAGACAGAGATATTGACACAAACAGATTTGTTATTGTACCAGTGACAACTATTCAAGAGTTTCGTACTCAAGCTGTGCGTATTCTTGAAAATCATAAATCAGTCCCTGAACCAGCTAGGAAACCAATCCTATTTTGTTTAGACTCTTTGGGTATGCTATCAACTGAAAAAGAAGTAGCAGATGTAGCAGAGGGTAAGGATACTCGTGATATGACGAGAGCACAATTAGTAAGAGGTGCTTTCAGAGTATTGAGTCTAAAACTCGCACAGCTTGATGTACCAATGATTGTGACCAATCATACTTACGATGTAATCGGATCTTATGTGCCTATGAAAGACATGGGTGGTGGAGGTGGCTTAAAGTATGCTGCATCTACAATCGTGTTCTTGGGTAAAAGTAAAGATCGTGATGGTACAGAAGTTGTAGGTAATATCATAAAAGCTACTACACAAAAATCTAGGTTTACTAAAGAGCAAATGAAAGTTGAATGTAAACTTAATTTTGAAACAGGTTTATCTAGATACCATGGACTAATTGACCTCGCAGTCGAAGCAGGTATCTGGGAAAGTGCTGGTGGTCGTATTACTGTAGATGGTAAAAAAGTATTTGGTAAAGCTATTATGAAAGAGCCAGAAAAGTTTTTTACTGAAGATGTATTGAAACAGATTGACGAACACTGTAAATCTAAATTTATGTATGGATCTGATGAGCAAGAAACCGATAACGATACAGGGGAATAATCCCGAACAGTACGAACCAATCCACACAGCTGAAGATTATGTGTCTGAGGAGGATTACCTTACAGCGAAAGAAGAGTGGGAAAAAGAAAATTACCACACTGATAAATTAAGGGATACCTCTCAGGCACAGCTACCACACGAAATCCTAGAAGAAACCAACGAACAAGGATTTATGAAACTTAGGATACTACAAGGTGTCCTAGAGGGTAAGGTTGTGTCTTTTGGTAAAGTATCATTTCAACCTACAGAAGATGAAACTATCAAACTTGATTACAGTTATGAGATAGAAGGTCCAGATAAATTTAGACCTGTACCAAAGGTTGAAGTGGAGAAAATACTTGGCGACTTTTTAATGGCTATGATTAAGGAGCAAATGGAACAAAAGAATATTCTCTTCAAAGGTGGAGAGGATGAAATGAAAAAGGCAGTAGAGCCAGAAACCTTTGAATATAAGGAAACTTGATTTTTAACTTTATTTTAAGTAGAATGTAATTATGCGTATTGAAGAAACTATACTTTCCAATCTATTTCAAAATGATGAGTTTACTCGTAAAGCAATCCCCTTTATTAAAGGTGAGTATTTTTCTGAGCGAGGTGAACGAATTATATTTGAAGAGTTTGAAAAACTTTTCATGCAATATAATAATGTTCCTAGTCCTGAGATGATTGCTAATGAAGTCTTTGCTCGTAAAGATTTATTTGAAGACGAACATAAAAACATGCAAGAGATGCTTGAGGATATAAAAGATATCCAGGCAGTAAATGAAAACTGGTTGTATGATAAAGCTGAAGAGTGGTGTAAAGAACGAGCAGTACATAATACTATTATGGACTCTATCAAGATTATTGATGGTAGAGATAAAAATCGTGACAAGGGTGCGATTCCTAAAATGATGCAGGATGCTCTTGGTGTATGTTTTGATAATAGTGTTGGTCATGATTATCTTGAAGATTCTGATGACAGGTATGAATACTATCACAAGGTTGAAGAAAAGATTAAGTTTGATATTGATTTATTGAATACCATTACTCGTGGTGGCTTGAGTAAAAAAACTCTTAACATAGCTATGGCTGGTACAGGTGTTGGTAAATCTTTGTTTATGTGTCATCATGCTTCATCAGTTTTGGCTGAAGGTATGAATGTTCTTTATATTACTATGGAGATGGCTGAAGAAAAAATCTCTGAAAGGATTGATGCTAACTTATTGAACTTGGGTATGGACGAAATTAAAGTTGTCGACCATGATATCTTTAGTAAAAGAATTAACAAAATTAAAGACCATAATAATGGTAAGCTAATTGTAAAAGAGTATCCGACAGGTGGTGCCCATGCTGGGCACTTCCGTGCTTTACTTGAAGAACTAAAAGTAAAAAAAGGATTTACACCTGATATTATTTTTATTGATTATCTAAACATCTGTGCTTCTCAAAGATTGAGGATGGGTGCAAATGTGAATACATATTCATATATTAAATCTATTGCTGAAGAACTAAGAGGATTGGCAGTTGAATATAACTGTCCTATTGTATCAGCAACTCAAACTACCAGAGGTGGATATAATAATACTGATGTCGGACTTGAAGATACTTCTGAAAGTTTTGGTTTACCAGCAACTGCTGATTTAATGTTTGCGATTATTGCTAGTGAAGAACTAGATAACATGGGACAGTGGATGATTAAGCAGTTGAAAAACAGATACTCCGATCCAAACTATTACAAAAGGTTTGTAGTTGGTGTTGATAAAAACAAGATGAGACTGTATAATGTAGAAGCATCTGCTCAGACTAATATCATGGACTCTGGTCAGGATAATGATATCGGAGCAGTGTTTGATAAAAGTGAAGCAGGTGAACGATTAAATATGGAAGGGTTTAAGGTATGACAAAAATAATAACTGCACCTAAAAAATTCGACTGTGAAGATAAACTTGGTTTTTTTGGTGATGAAAAAGATTACGAATTACTAGTTGATTGGGATTGTGATTTTTATGCTCCTACACCTATGGGTGAAGAAAACAGTGAAGCTAACATTATCTTCAAGTTTCGTAAAGATTGGTTTACTAAAGAACAACAAGACGAAGCATATGCAGGTTTGCGTGAAGCAGCAGGTGCCACAGAGAATCGTGGTCTGGCAGCAGGTACTGAAAAAACAGTTGCTCTAGGAAGTAGAGATTGGGTCACTAATTATCATAATGCTTTACTACAATACTTTATGTCTCCATCAGCTACACTTGATGGCTCGGATCCTGTAGAAGCTATACGACAAGAATATAAAGGCAGGGAAAAGATTGCTGATGACAGTCGTGGTAAAGTATGGTTGGCACAAAAAGTTGCTGAAGAAGATTTCGTATTTGAAAACTGGGTTGAAGAAGTAAGAGTATTGCCACGAGATGAAATGATTGCTGAAGCAACAAGAGTAAATGATAAACTAACATCTACAACTTCTTATGCTAACTCAGTGTTCTCTGGTATCGCAGGATACTTTGATAGATATCCTCGTATTCCTTTTGGTCGTCCTACCACTTATACTAGGGATAATTATGATAAGTTTGAGAGAGCATTCCCTTTCCTACAAAGATTATCAAATGGTTTTGAAGAACTGTTGCCTGTAAGACATGGTAAACAGATGGATGCTTGTAATAAACTAGATCCTAAATTTGTTATTCCTGGCACTGTTTTTACTACTGCTACTGTGAATAAAACTTTTAGAACAGCTTATCACAGAGATGCTGGTGATTTAAATGAAGGATTCTCTAATCTTACAGTCGTATCTAATAATGGTAAATACTCAGGTGGGTATCTAATACTTCCTGAATATAAAGTGGCTGTGAATATCCGTCCTGGAGATTTGTTATTGATTAACAATCACGATGGTATTCATGGTAATACACCAATGGTACTAGAAGATGAAGAAGCTGAAAGAATATCTTTTGTATGTTATTTCAGAGAAAAAATGTTAGAACTTGGCTCTTGGGATTACGAACAAACTAGAGAAGAATATGTCACTGCTCGTAGAACTAATAAAGAACACCCTTTACAAAGACCACTATGGAATGGTATTAGTCCTGGCATGTGGGATGAAAAAGAGTGGTATGATTTTCTTGAAAACAAATTAGGAACTGATGTATTGGTACAGTATCATCCTGACAGTCAAGCCAGTTCCCTGGAGAGTTTCTTTTAATGGATTATAGATTATTTAAAAATACTTATGTTCGTGAGATAGATGGTAAAGCATTACAAGTCGATAAAGATATGGTAAATGACTGTCTAGCTCATTACTCACAGT